CTCCTACCCTTTTAAGTACATAGCAAATAAATATATACCAAGTAAACCTACCGTACCAACAAGAATTATGAAAGCTATTTCTACAGCTTGCTCTATCTGCTTTTTTCTTTTTTCCTTCATAGCTATCCTTTGTTTTCGTATTTGCGCTTGTATGCGTAAAACGTCTTGCCAAGCGTTTAGACCATAGTTGGCAATCAAAAAGTTTCTAAGCTCATTTTCCATCTCTTGAGCTTTTTTATGTGACATGAATGTTTGCAGCGCTTCTTCTCCAACGCTGCCGTATTTTTTCTTTTCTTCTTTGTGGGTATTTTTTACGGAGTCTATGGCGTCCATAAACTTGCCAATATCAGATGCCATAGAATAGACATCTTTGGAAAGGGAGAAACCCTTTTTAAGAGCGCTAAAGCTGGCAGTGGCTATGGCTATCGCGGTTGCGGGGTCCATTCTTTACTCCAAACAAACCCTCCAGCTATTCAATAATTTCTAAGATAGCCCCGTCCTGCATTTTAACTGTCATCTCTTTACAAGTCCATCGCTTGTTAAAGTCCTTTTGATAGCGACCCACTTTTCTTTCAATTTTACGCTTGGTGGAAAGACATTCAGAAAGGTTATCATACGGCGTAAATTCTAACCTCTCGCCTGAAATAACAAGTAATAAAACGAATGTTAACTCAGTCACCATTGCGAAGCGCCTCTAGGCGTTGTTCTAAGTTAGATATGCGCTTTTCATAAAATTCCAGAGTAAGCTTTTGTTGTTGGTCGTAAGGAGCGCGGCCCTCTTCTATTTCTGTGGCAAGCTTTTCTAGCTCTCCAGCAATATGCTCTATTAGCATAAATTGTTCGGAATCTGCTGGCAGTACGCCCATTTCACCGCGAGGCCACTTAATACGGAAATCTGTATTTTGTGTGACATCAGAATCCATCATAGTGATATTAGTCTCAATCTGGTTGAGGCGCTCAATAATGCCAAAGTACGCCCATGTAGCTACGGACGCACCAGCAATCATGCTGATAATATTCCGTAGCGGCAGGGCTACTTCAGTATTTTCACTAACTCTTGGCATTTCCTTTAAACCTATGTCTAAAGAACACAATCACGTTTATAAGGGTGTTTAGCGTGACCATGAACACCAGCCAATATTGAAGCTCTATAGGCATTTACTTTTCATGCCCTAACCAAACGGCGAAGGCGCCTGTCATGGCGCCCGTCACGGTTGCAGTTAGCGCTGTCGCTTGAGAAGTCATGGCTTCGGGGCTGAGTGCCATAAACCAGTACAACACTTCGATATACATCCAAGTCATCACGCCCATCATTCCGCGTGGCAAAAGTTTCCACGCCAGAATCCTCTCCATAGCATATGTCATTAGAACACACCTTGAAATCTCTGAGGTCTAGCTATCGGTGAGAAGCCTTTTACCAACCCACCCTTTTGAAGACCCACTGGCTTTTTTTGCGGCTTTTTTGGCTTTGGCTTTTGGGCGCTCTGATTTGATTGGTTCAGGGCTATCGCTACCGCTTGTCTCTGCGGGTACCCCTCGCTCCTCAACTTCGATATGTTTGACGATATCGTTTTCTGACTCGTACCTTTTAATAGCGGCATTTCTACGCTCCACTTTCTTGGCTTTTTCTATCTCCGCAACTTTACGGTTTAATGAACTGGCTGACATTTTAAAGTCCCTTCGTCATATTATTTAAAGCAGCAATATCCCTTTGTGTTTGAATACGCTCTTCTGCAACTCTGGTTTTTTCATCCAGAGCCTCCTTTTGAATGCTCAGACGGGCATTTGCCTCCATCTGGTCATTCAATTCCTTTTCACGCTCAAGCTGTGCCTTATCTTCAGCTTCTTTAGCCTTGCGCTGAATATCAGCCTCACGCAATGCCAATTCTTGCTGACGGATAGCTACAAGCGGGTCAGTCTGTTGTGGGGGCGTTACAGCTTGTGCGTATTGCTCTGTAAGCTCACCAACTAGCTCAGAAGCGCGAGAAGCAATATCGTCCTGAATAGCTTTCATGCCCTCTGGTGTGGCTTGAAGCGCCATAATATCTTCTGGTGTCAGGCTAGAGGTAATTTCTTCCTGCGCCATACCTTCAGCCATAAATCCAATATGTTCCTGAATATGGCCCTGAAGAGTCATAACTATAGCTGCGTTAGCCTGTGCCACAGGCGTTGCGATAATTGCGAGATGTGCCTCGATATGCGCCTGATGATTCTGTTCTGGGAAAGCCTGTAAAGACTTGCCTCGCATTGCCTCTTGATTCTCTTTAGCTGGATTCGTAGGTTGCGGCACAGGTGGTGGAGGGAGTATGGCATCAACATTTGTAACTCCTAACGCTTCGTACATTTTTCTGTACGCTTGATACAATCCACGCTCATTGCCGTGAATCTCAGGATTTGACTGAACTAACTGTAATTCAGTTTGTGCAAGCGCAATGCGCTGCGACATAGAGAAAATGTTCGGGTCTGAAACAGGCAATACATCAATGCGGTCATCAAAATCGGTTGCCTTTATTTCAGGCGGGGCACCAGGTACCGCATATGGGTACATAGGCGCCATGAAACGGGCAAATACATTTGCCAGAAGCTTGAACTCAACTTTCTGAGAATAATGCAAACGCTTATGAATAGCGGACATAACCTTTGTGCCGCGCTCCATAATAGCCATAGTGGTGCCTACAGGCGTTTCTCCGCCCATCTCACCCACCTTCATATCCGCCATAGACGCAAACCTACGCCCAGAGTCAACAAGCGTACCCAGAAGCGAATATAGCGTCTGTGAAGGCTCTTTAAACGGCAATGTCATAAGTGATTGGCGGATGTCCATACCCGCAACGTCAATATCACGGAATTCACCAGGAGATAATGGCTCATCCTCATCACGGATACGGGCGCCTCGTGCTTTGAACCCTGCTGGGAGATTGGACAGGGTGCCAGCATCAATAAGTTGCCGTAAAAGGCTAGTCGCCGCTTGGGACAAGCCGCCAATCATGTGTGTAAGCCCAAAGCCGTAAAAACCCAAACCGGGTAAAAACTTATAGTGGACAAAATAAGGAACAGGACGCCGCAATGGGTCATTCTGGTCGTAATTGCGGCGAATAGAAAGAACTTCACCATTCTTTTCACAGATTGTCACAATATATGGAAGCTTTAAGCCAGTTTCCTGACCTTGCATGTCCATATCTTCAAATCCTGGCAAATCCAAGTTTGTATGTACTTCGTATAACGTAATATCTTCACTAGACCCTGAAGGACTAATCCCCTGAACCTCGTCTATGCTCTCCTGAACCTCTGAATAATCTTCATCACCATATCCCTCTCCTGGTAAATCAATGTCGGCATAGAAACCTGAAAGCTGAAGCTTACGGATTTCATTGCGGCTCATTTTTACTATATGCGTAATTCTTGTAGCAGAGGCTAAGTCAGTGGCTGTGTAAGGCACAACCAAATCTTCAGCGTGAACGAACTTAGAAACGGCTCTCTGTAGAAGAGGGTCGAAGTAAATCTTCTTAAAGGTACTACCTATTAGCGGTAGGTAGAATAGCATCTGGTCTAACTCAGGGTCGTATTCTTCCATTTCATAGGTAATCTGGTAATTCATGTAATTCTTTACACGGTCTGCCTGCTGAAGCTTATCAGTAGTCTCGTCACCAATTACTTGAGTGCGGACAGGGCCACCAGCAGGAAGCAATTCGCGGTAAGCCTGTGCCTGAAATTGTGTAACAGACTCAGCAAGCAAAGGATGAACCACACCAGAAGCGCCCTCAAATGGTTGAGAGCGGTCTTCGTACTTCATGCCAAGCAAGTCAATGCCTGTTTTATAGGTGTCTTCCCAATCTTGGCGAGAGGCCATGTCTTCTTCAACATCACCAACCAAATCTGAGGCAATAGATATCGCGTCAGCGGAGTTCATAAAGTCAACTAAATTGGCGTCAAAAGGAATATCTACGGGAGCCTCTTCCATCATCATTTCTTCTGAAATATCTCCAAGAAGCACAGAACCATCGTCCATTGTTACCTGTCCTGGCTGTGCCGCCATTTCAACAATGTCGATTTGCTCTTCTGGAATCATTGGGATGATGTTATCACCGCCAGCACCAATACCTTTTTCAATAGCCATTTTCTACCTCTTTTATAAAAGTGCTGGGACGGGAAAAGCGGCGCGCAAGGTGGAGGGAACCCTCGCGCCAGCCAGAGCGGAAGGGCTGTGCCCTAGCATTGCCAAAACCCGCCCCAACCTCATTATAGAATATCCCTTTGGTTGCCCATATCAGAAGGATAGTCTTCTAAGTCACCATCTGTCTTAGGAACGCCCAATTCCCACAAATTACAAATTTTCTCCATAGAACATGCAAAATGAAGCTTGTCGCAGTATCCCACGCCCTCTTCTAGCCCCAAGCCTTCTGAAATGCAATTAAGCATAGCCGAACGAAGATTGAAATACGAGCAAGTGCCGCAACGAGCGTTCTTGTTTTCCCATGTCGCGGTTGTCGGGCCATAAGCATATTCATCTACAGCAGCCTGTTTGTTTTCGGCATTGATATTTTCGTCTTGTGTGGCAACAGGACATACAAAATTATCGTCATCGCCATCGCCCCAACCAGGAACCATGTCCTCGATGCTATTCATGTCGATTTCAATGCGGATAACAGACATCAGAATACTCCTTTAAA